GATTTGGTCTATCACGCCCAACAACGCGAAGCGTTGAGTTTGCGTGATGAACCCATGGTCTGTGGGTTGGATGTCGCACGGGGCCGGGACGACCATTCGGTGTTTCGCTTTCGGTGTGGACAGGATGCGCGAAGTATTCCTCCGATTCGACTGGCGGGAGGAGAAACCCGCGACACGATGCGCTTGGTGACACTGGCGGCGGATGTGCTGGATCGGGACTTTGATGGGAGGCGACTTGGCACGATGTTCGTGGATGGCACGGGGATTGGCGGTCCGATTGTGGACAGATTACGGCAGTTAGGACACAAAAATGTCGTTGAAGTGCAATTCGGTGCAAAAAGTCCTTCGACAAAGTTTGCAAATATGCGAAGTTATATGTGGGGGAAGTGTCGGGACTGGCTGGCACGCGGTGCAATTGATAAAACTCCCCGCCTGGAATACGATTTAACGGGACCCGGTTATAAGCATAATGGGCGCGATCAGGTGATTCTGGAGTCCAAAGAGCAGATGAAAGGGCGTGGCATCGATTCGCCCGATGACGGAGATGCGTTAGCGCTGACCTTTGCGGCATCGACGGTCTTGAGAAATGTACCCTTTTTACATCGCCAGGTAACGAAAGCGACTGGTTGGCGAAGCTGGATGAGTCAATAATTATGGCTGTACAAAACCGTGAAAAATCCCAAAACTTTATGAATGAAGCGTTGGAACGCTGGCGTATTTGCGACAATGCTGAAACGGAGTTTCGTATTCAGGGAGAAGAAGATCTTAAATTCTTAAATTTAGAACAATGGGATCAAGATGTCTTAAAAAAACGGAATGATCGTCCGTCGTTGGTGATTGATCAGATCGGGGAACCCTTTCGGCAGTTGATTGGACGCCAAAAAGCAGCGAAACCTAGTCTATTGGCCGTTCCTGTCGATTCGGGTGCAGATGTGGATACGGCTGAAGTGTTTCAGGGGCTGATTCGACAGATTGAAAATAAGGGCCATGCCAAAACTGCACGGGATGAAGCGTTCAAAAACGCTGTTGCCGTGGGGTTTGGTTATTATCGCATTGTGACGGAATATGAAAATGAAGATGATGAAGCAGCGCCGTTAAATGTGATGTTTGACCAGAGCATTAAATATCAGCCGATTGAAAATCCGATGTCGGTCTTTCGTGATCCTGCTTGTCCTCTCCATGAGCCGGAAAAGTGCCGCTTTGTGTTTGTGATTGAGAATTTGCCAAAATCTGAATTTGAGCGACGATATCCCGATAAAATTGCGACCAGTGAGGCGGCGTTTCAGGCGACGGGTCTTGAGATGCCTGATTGGTATGATGCCAAAGAAGACACAGTCCGAGTCGCTGATTATTTTTATATCGAAGAGGTGGAAGGACCGGAAGTGGTCCTTATTCGGACACCAGAAAATCAGGAAATTAGTGTGGCGGCTGATATGGTGCCTGAAGGTTTTGAGGTAATTCAGCGCCGACGATTACAGAAACGGGTGGTCCGGCAGGCCAAAATTAGCGGGGCTGAAATTCTAGAAGGAAATGAGACTTTAACAGCAGGGCGTATTTGGCCTGGTCGATTTATTCCAGTGATTCCGATTTGGGGGGAATCTTTGGTGGTCGAGGGGCGGCGGCGATTACGGGGCATGGTACGTGCAGCACGCGATCCCCAGCGAATGTATAACTATCAGTGTTCTGAGTTAGTCTATGAATTGGCCTTGAGTCCGAAATCCAAGGTTTTGGCATCCATTGAGGCGATGGAGGGTGTTGAACCCTTGTGGGAAAAGGCGGCGGCTCAGGCATTTCCCGCCTTGCTGACGAAAGCATATGATGCGGAAGGCCGAGCGTTACCGCCTCCGACCGTCGCCCAATTTACCGATCCCAACAAGATTCAAGCACTTGTTGTCGCCATTAACCAGCATAAGTCCGATCTCCGAACGACGACGGGCTGGTATGACGCGACCGACCCGAATCGACGCGGAGCTGATCAGAGTGGTAAGGCGATTTTGGCACGCAAAGAATCTCAGGCTGAAGGCAATACGAATTACCATGAAAACTTTGGCGAAGCGCTCATTTATGAGGGGATGGTCTTACTGGATTTAATTCCCAAGATTTATACCCGTCCAGGACGGGTGATTCGCTTGGCGGGATTGGAAGATGATACGCAATCCAAGATGAAAACCTTGGGTGATCAGTATCAGGGAAAAAGTGGAGTCAGTCGTATTTACGAGTGGGGCGCTGGGAAGTATGACGTGGTGGTGACAATTGGGGCGTCCTATGTGACGCGCCGTCAGGAAGCTGCAGCGTGGCAAATGGATCTGATGAAGGTCTTACCTCCGCAGATGGCGGCTGCGATGGCTCCTTTGGCGGTCAAGAATTTAGATGGTCCGGGGAATCGGGAGATTTCTGAGCGCTTAAATGCGACGTTACCGCCGAAGTTACAGGGTGATCAGGAAGAGACGCAGTTGCCTCCAGAAGTGCGACAGCGTTTAGAACAGGCGCAAGAGATGATTCAGCAGTTGTCCCAGCGCGTTTCCCAGTTAAGTGGCAGCATTGAAATGGATGAGGTGAAGGCGCAGAAAGAATTGGCCCGGACTAGAGAATCGGATCAGACCAAGGAGCGTGTCGCCAGGATTGCGGCGGAAACAGAAATTGCGCGAACGCGGATGGAACTGATTAAGGAATTGATGAAAATGGATGCGGATGGATCACAGTTGCTGGCTCAGGAAGAAACAAAGCGGCTCTTAAAGCTGGCTGATCTAGAGGTAGCGTCACAAACGGCTCCCATGCCGCGTACACCCAGTCCATCACCACAACGACCTCGACCATCAAGACCGGGGATGGCGCGGCCCCCGCGTCCTCCACAACGCTAGGAATCGTATTATGCCCTTACAATCCGGATCTAGCAGTCAGACGATTAGTGCCAATATTCGAGAGTTGATTCAGGCAGGATACGATCAGAAACAGGCGGTAGCTATTGCCTTGGATAAGGCGAAGTCATCAAAGAAACAGCGACAATAAAATTACTGTTGAGATGTGTCTCTTTTATTTGTCATAGTGCGGAGGAGTTATGCGGTATAAAAAAACAAAGAAACGTCCAAAACGGCCACCTATAGTTACTAAATATTGAGAGGATGTTGTAATGTCATATTCATGGAATAAGAAGGGGAACCAGGCTAAACCACCTAAACCACCTGGTGGTAGACGGGGCGTGAAAATGGGTAAACCGCCTGCTAGTGGTAGACCCGGCGGGAAAATGGGCAAACCGCCTCGTCCAAGTGATTACGACATGGAAAATACTTTAAGGCAATCTGTTACTGATCAAATTGAGGAGTTACGATCAATTGCGGCAGGCCTGGCGTCTGCTATGCAGGGATCAAGTCAAACTGATGCCGATATGGCTCAGCGTCAAGCCTTAGCCGCTGAAATGGCAGCGCGGCAGGGTGGAGCGCGTCCGAGTGATCGGGATGTACGACAGGGCTTTATGCCACCTGAACCTCCGCCATTACCGCAGGGTCCTGCGATTAATCCTGGGGCGATTCCTCCTCCGATGCCCACTCCTGAATCTGCAAGAGCCGAGAGAATGCGGAGAATTACGGCGATGGCTCGTAAACGACTTGGGATGAAGTAAAGTTCTATGCCTGGTCAACAGCTTCTTGATCGTTTAGGGATCTCTCAGCCGGATAATAATCCGCTTGCACAACCACGATTTGACGTGAGTGTGTTTGATCCTGGTTTAGAAGGCACTGCGAAGCGTGGTCTAAACACGTTAGCTGATTTATTCTTTGGTGCGACACCTCAAGAGCAGGCGATTAGTTATGCGATGGCGATGCTGCCTTTTGGATTGGTCGCTCGTCCAGCGGCGAAAGTTGCGAAGAAGGCTTACAAAGCTGTTAAGAGTAAGATTCCTAAATTATCAGCAAAAGCACGTGCTGCCCATCCCACATTGCCTGTCGAAGGGGGATGGGGGAATATTGGGCAGAGAAGCGCCAAAGAAGTCCAAGAAGGAACAAGTATTATTGATACAAGAACGGGCGAGATTATTGGCGAAATCAATCCTAATACAGGAAAAAAGACTTATCTGGTGAGTCGAACAAAAAAGAATCCGCCTGCACGGATGGAAGTCCACGGTCGCACTCAGTATGTAACGGAAGGCGATTTGCCTATTGAGGGTTTGGCGGCTTCTCGAAAAGAAGCAGCCTTGCGGAAATTAAATAGACAGAGAATGACTCGTCAGGAATACGCTATTAAGGCGAATCAGAAACGATTGGACAAGCTGCAAAAAAAAGCGGAAAAAACTCCGGGCACAGCCGCTTATAACAGAAAACAGGCAGCGAAAAGAGAAGCAGCAGCCCGTCGGGCGAATGAAAAAGATCGTCTTCGAGAAGACCCAGGTCGTCTGAGGACACTTCCAGACTTGAAACCTGGCGAAGATTCAGTGGAATATGCTCGTAAACTGATGGATAAATTGAAAGTGTTTAAGGACTAATAGCTTGGAAGGGCAACAGCAGGCGCGGCACATGCAGGCCACTGTGTGAACCCTGAAACTGAAGAGGCAGGTGACACGACCCCTTCTGAGCTTTTTTAAAGGACTTAATCATGCCAAGCAAAATACGCAAAGCTGGTGGAGCGAAAATACGCAAATATCCGGTTAGACCCTATAAAAAGCCTGATCTCAGCAAGGGTCCGACTCCTCCTATTGCTCCAAAAGAGTTTAGGGAAGAACCGCTTGATACTGGTCAAAAATATCTATTAGCAAAGGATGTGGGATCACGAAAAGTAGATAAGAGGACATTACCGTCTGGCGGCTTTGCGCAAACCATACGACGACGGGACTCGGAGCAAGATAATATCAAGGCGATCCGCGAAGTCGATGTTTGGAGGGCTTCTCCAGGTCGAAAAGATGACGAGTTGAGAAGACGCGATAGAGAGAATCGGATGAGTCCAACTCAGAGGGTTGATCGGCGGAAGAAAGAACAAAAAGAAAGAGAACGAGAAGCCGCTGCTAGGGCTAAACAGGCAGAACGTACTAGAGCGTGGAGGGCAGAACGTCAAGAATCACGTCAGCGTCAACGTGAGGCTGAACAGGAAGTGGAAGAAAGAAACCGAGCGTTTCGTGAAAAGATGAAAGGTCGGAAACAGTAGTATGATGGTGTCGCACCGACCACAATGAGGTGCGGGAAAGAGAAACAATGGCTCCTGAAATAGAAGAAACCACGCAAGACGCAGTTGAAACCACGCCAGAGGCTCCTCCGGTTGCCCCGGAAGAGACGGGGGCAGAACCTTTTGAAGTTCCTGTTAGTGTTTTAGCTGAATTTCGGGCTGCACGTAAGGCTGAACGGGAAGGAGAATTGGTTGAAGAGGAGGCTCCTTCAGAGTCGGTAGCGCCGCAGGCCGATGGTGATTCGACCGAGGAACCTGCGGTTGAAGTCGAGAATCAACTCCTTGATCCTGATACTGGAGAGGTGCTGGATCGACGAACGCGATCTGCAAAACGGATTGAAGCATTATTACGAGAACGTAAAGAATTACGTCAGCAATTAGTTGACCAGAATACTGTGTCTCAGGAATCGGTTTCGGAACCGGTTGCCGAGGAGATTCCACAGGAACCAGAAGCACCTCCTGAGTTGTCTGAGTTTGCTCAGGAGAAAGATCCTTATGAGGCATTTTCAGCGGCGACAGCCCGGTGGCACGCCCGTGAGGAATTTAGAAAACAAGCAGAACTTCAAGCTACGGCGGATCGTACCGCGCACGTAGAGGCCAGTGTCCAGCAGGCACAGTCTGATTGGGATGGCAAATTAGACGAGGTACGTAAACGATTGCCCGATTTCGACCAGGCATATACCGCAATGTATGAAACGCTGCCGTCCGATGGCAAGCAGCGGCCTTTGGTTGAAACTTTGTTAACGTCGCCCATCGGTCATGAAATGGCTTACTATTTGGGTAAAAATCCTAAAGTAACCCATGACTTATATAATAAGCCTACGCTCAAGGCGCATATCCGAGCGATTGGAAAATTAGAAGCGCAGGTTGAGATGGCTCTTCATGCAGTCAATAATCAATCTGCATCCTCTACTTCCGTAGGCACGCCAGCACCACCAATAAATCCGGTGGGGGGTGGGTCTACACCCACAACTTATAACAGTCAAACAGCTTCACTCGCACAATTTCGTAAACGGCATGGCGTGCGTGGAGGTCGTCGGAGTGTTTAAGTGGGATTTTTATAAAGGTAAGTGATGGCGAATAATCTACCCACAATAGATGACATCACATTAGCCGCACTAGATGTGTTTGAAAATAACCTCTATGCAGCTAAGTGTTGTAGTCGAAAGCTCGAAGATGATTTCGGGTCGAAGGGTGGTCAGATTGGTGACTCGATCCGGATTCGAAAACCGGCGCAGTTCACCGTTCGGACCGGCCAGGCGTGGGCGGGGCAGGACATTGAAGAGCAGACCGATACGCTGACATTGGATCGGCAGAAAGGTGTGGACTTTTCGATGTCTTCAAAGGAGCGCAAGCTGGATTTGAACAGCTTGACACAGCAGGTGCTCAAGCCTGCGATTGTCCGACTGGCCAATGAAGTCGATGCCAACATCTTGGAAGAGGTGAGTAAATCGACATTCAATGCCGTGGGCACTCCGGGAACCACTCCCTCCACGATGCAAACCTACATCGACGCAGGCGTCAAGCTGACGAACTTCACCTGTCCACGGGGCAATGGTGAACGGCACTTGATGGTCAATGCGGAGATGGAAGGTGACATTGCCTATGCGTTGAGAGACTACTTTCATCGCGCAGGTAAAATTAGCGAGGTGTTCGACAAGGCAGAGGTCGCGGATTACGTGGCAGGCTACAACTGGTATACCGACCAGAACGTCTACACGCATACCGTTGGCACCTATGCTGGCACCCCGTTGGTCAATGGTGCCAGTCAAACGGGATCAAGTCTGATCACGGATGGCTGGTCCAGTGGCGCGTCCAACCTCACGGTGGGCGACCGCTTCACGATTGCTGATGTGTTTTCAGTCAATCCGGTCACAAAGGCAACGCAGTCTGATTTACAGCAGTTTGTCGTGACCACGGCAGTGAGTGATAGTTCAGGTGCGATGACGATTAACATTTCGCCATCCATCGTGGGACCGGGTGAACGGTTCCAGAATGTTAGCGCACTCCCGGCCAATGATGCTGCGATTACGGTGTTCGGCACAACCGGGAATGTGTATTCTCAGGGCGTGGCGTTCAACGAAGAAGCGGTAGCGTTGGCAATCGTACCGTTAGAGCGCCCCAAGGGTGTGAATCAGGCTTCGATGAAGTATGATGCACAGTCGGGTGTCGGTCTACGGTATATCGAATGGTATGACGGCGATTCCGATATCTGGAAGAGTCGTTTTGACGTCCTCTATGGCATCAAGACCCAGCGACCAGAGTGGTCGGTGGCGATTGCAGCCGCTTAACAGAAAAGG